GCTTCATTCTGCCAAGTGGGCTTTGATAATCTTTTTGCATATTCACCTCACTTGATCTTTGATTATTAAATCCAGTAGAGCCAGAGCATCAGCCTCATTGTCATCTTTGGGAGTAAATCCCATTTCTGTAATTTTGTTGATGATCTGGCTTTTTGAGGCATTTCCTTTGCCGGTGATATGCTTCTTGATCGTGCCAACAGGAATGCCAAGATATGGGACGTTCTCCGCTTCACACCAAGCCGTGAGATGAGCTAAGAATCCACCATAGGCATGTGCTGCATCAACTCCGATATGGCGTCTGACTTCCTCAAAGTAGATTTGTTCGATCCCTCTTGAGAGCTTGTTCATTTCATAAAGCCAGTTCTTGAAGCGAAGATATCGCATGCCTCCGCCCTCAAAGCGTGTTGATTTAAAATTCTCCGTTCCGCTGAGGATTTTTTGATCTGCCAGACAAACTGCCCAGCCCGTTTTTGTGCCTAGATCTAATGCTAGAATTTTTTTGTTTTTCATAATTTTATTTCGTTGTTGTTTGTTGTTATCGTTTTTTTTGAAACCAGCGACACCCAATCCCTATTACGGTAATTAAGAGAGCCCTTTGGCTCTCTATTACGTAAGTAATAGGGTGATGGGTTTCGAACTGCTTTATGGAGGATGAAGTAAGGTAAATACTGGCTTAAAGCCATTGCAAACTGGTAAAAATAGAGGGGCAAAATTGGCCTCTTTGCAATCTGGTTTGTGAGGGTGATTTAGTAAATGTGAGTACGCTTGTCCCCACCAGTTTGCAACGCCTTTCCATCTGGCTGTAGCGTAAATAATCTGATTGGATAGTAAGTGTGAGTATTCTTTAGGATTTGTTAGAAACTCATCGTAAGTAAACTGGGATAAACTGGTTAGGGAGTATAGATTTTTCATAGATTTTCCTCCCCATGTAAAACCCAGACATTGCCATTTTCGACAGGAAGAACAGCACCAGTATTTGGGCATTTAAAGTGAGTTGGTAAAACCAAATGAGGATTACCAAGATTATCAGTGAACTCCATATCTTGGACGCACATTAAACCATATTTAGAGCGATATTCTTTATAACCAAAGATGCTGACATCCCTGACAAATTTGATATATCCCTTGGTTGCTAAAACCGATATTCGATCATTGATGGTTTTTGATCCGCCAAGGCTTGCTTGGTTTTCGAATTTCTCGGCGAATTGATTACCTGTGTAGAGATGTCCTTTTTTAGCTTCCTCTGCTACTAATTGCAGGATAACATCGGCTTTGCGAAGTCTTTCTGAATCTAATTTACTGCCATAATCTTGTTTGATTAAACGCTCAGAAAATGGATTTAACTCAACCCATTTATTATCTTCTTTTTCAACTATTTTGCGTGGGATCGATGAACCATTTCTTAGTTCAAAATATAGATTTATTCTTGAATCCAATTCATCAGGGCGATGAAGAATTAAGCCACTTGAATAGAAACTTCTTAAACTTCCAGCACCAGAGAATGCTTGAAATGGATCTTCTTCTAAATCCTTCTTTTTGATTTTTTTGGTATGATGACAAAGAATAATACCCATATCAGGATTAAGCAGTGAGCGAAGCTTCTCAATGCGATTCTGTAAAAAGAACAACATGGCATTATTATCATTCTCGCTTGAGGTAGGAGAACCACCATCAAATAGATTTCTGATTGGATCAATACAGAGGATATCAATTTTTTCATTGCCAAAATTATGTTTGATGGTTTTGTAAACTGCGTCAATTCCTTCATCATTTAGAATCATCTGAATATTACTGGTTGAAACCAGATTATTTGATGATTTGGCAATAATTTCTTTTGAGACTTTTAGCTTCTTAACTCGTTCTCTCATATAGTGATAGCCAATCTCAGCTTGTAGATAAAATATGCGAAGAGGTCTTGGCGGTTTTAATCCAAGAAAAGATTCACCTGCTGCCATATGAATTAGAAAATTGATCAAAAAATCACTCTTTCCAACTTTTGGAGCACCACCAATTAGGAGTAATCCACCTGGAGTTAATAGCCTTGGAAATATTAAATCCTGTGGCATTGGCGAAATATCAGATAGAAGCTCTGATATGGTAAATGATGGTAGTTTTTTGTTTAAATCTTTAGCAGTATTTAAAAAGCTTCTGACATCAAAATTTTCTGCTATGGCATCATAAGCATCCCATTTATCTTTTTTATCTTCTGGCGGTGTTAAAACTGAGATAAAAGAACATTTGCCGGATAGATATTCAGCTAATTTATTTGCATAATTTATTCCTGCCTCGTCATTATCTGGCCAGATTATTACTTCCTTATCTTTTAAATTTGACCAATCGGTTTTTATCAGAGGGGCATTTGCACCACACATGGCGGTTGTTGCACAAAATCCTTTTTCGATTAAAGCATCCGCTGACTTTTCTCCTTCAACGATTATTACTTTCTTTGAGGAGATAATTCCTGGAATATTGTAGAGCGGTCTTATTTTTGGTGTTTGGGATTTCTTATTTTTTACATCCCAGATTCTAAACTGCTTGCCATCCTCATTATCATAGCGATAAACAACTGCTGATAAACGATTATTTTGATCAAAATAATTCCAGCTCTTTGAAGGTTTGCCAAGAGTATCAATTGGCGGTGATTTTTGAACTACCGAGTAATTCTCGGCAGTTGAATAAATCGGAGCATTGCCAAGCCAATCGTTAATCTCAGCAAGTAATTTTGGAAATTCACTTTTGCCATATCCTTTAACCTCAGACCAAAGATTTAAAAGATCACCTCCTTGATTAGTTGCAAAATCATGCCAACAACCTTGTTTATTTCCTTGAAGCTGAACAACTAAGCTTTTGCCTTTACCTCCTTCTACATCACCAGCATAATAGCAGTGATTTTGAATATAGCCTTGAGGTAAAAGGTGGCTTAAAACCTCATTAATTCTATGAAGCAACGATCTTCGAATTTCTTCTATATCAATTTGCTTTGAAATTTGTCCCTGATTATTCGCGCTGTTAAAATCTAAAAAATTATCCATATTCATTAAAATTTCAGATTAAAACAACGCTCCTGCCATGGACAGAATTTGCACTCAAAGTAGGATGAGTCAGATGATATTCGTGGCAATAATTCTCCTGCCTCAGTAGAGGTGATTATTCTAACCGCCTTATCACTTAATTTTTGGGCGAGAGCTTGATCAAATTTGATTAACTCAAAATAAAGCTCAGCTGTATCCTTATTAATCGCTGTGAAAAGAGTTGGATTCTTTGATATGCCATCAATTGAACTTTCCATATAGGCCTGATAGATGGCAATTTGCGCCGCATAAACTGGCTTTGAAATCGCTAAGCCTTTTTTTACTGTGTCGTTAAATGATTTATTATTCAGTGATTTACATTCCCAGAGCATTGGAAATGTTAGATTTAAATCAGATTTTAATTCCTTGGGAGCATCAATAACTACACCATCAACATGGCCTTTTATTTTGCCATTTAGAGCAGAAAAACCAAATTGAGAGCCATCTTTCTTTTCCGTGATTAAATCAAAACCTGCTTGCCTTAACCATTTAATTGCTAGTTCCTCAAAAACATGTCCTGCCTGAAATATCCGCAGTGTCTTGCCTGTGAAATTTTGATCCTCATCCTTTGGCGTATTGGTATATTCAAACTGCAAAGCACGAGAGCAACTAACCCCTAATCTTGATGCTCCAAGATAATTTCTAGGTTCTTGTTTCTCATTTTCCTGAGTGAGAGATTTATCAATTAATATTGATATTTTTTCTGATAATTTGGGCTTATGATTAAAATCTAGCATGGCAAATCCTCCATTAAATTTGAATCCTCTTCCTTTTGTCTCATGGATTCCTGATAGGCAGTAACTGCCACTTCAATTAGGCAAAGAACTTCTTCTCTGGAGTAATCAGAAACTGGTCTGTTCATCCCAATTTCTGCTACATATTCACCAAGTGGTTTTAATGCTGATTCAATTGAATCTTTTTCTGCTTTTGTTAAATCGATCATGTTGTTTGACTTAAAATATTGATAAAAAATTTCCTGACAGAGCCTTGAGCA